TCCGCCACGTCTTGTACCAGCTGGTGCAAACCATGGATTAGACACATTGTCGCTTAGTGCAATAGTGCGTAACATCATGTGACTTGGTGGTACAACAATATTATTACCAAAGTTATCGCTAGTAAAGCCCCATGGATAGAACACTGCAAGATATTCATCTCTTGTTGCTAAACCTTCGTCGTTGTCTTCAGCTACTTGTTTTACGTTAGTTGCCCATTCGTTTAATGTTGTAGCATTAGATTGTAATCTTGCAGGTGGATCACCTAATACAAATCCTGATAATCCACGATCATAGTTAAGGCTAACTAATTCACCAATTAGCTCTGGATATCCAGGTGCTGAAAGTATGTTAAAGATTCTTGAATCGTCATCACGTATGTCATCGTTGTTATTGATAACAGCTTGCATAGCCTGTAATACAACTTTACGTTGTGCCTTGCGACCAAAGCTACCAGAACCATCATTTTGATTACCACTTTCTGTTACCCAACGATGTGGATAATAGTTTCTCATGTCAGCATCTGCTAAACGTGTATTTTTATCGCCTGTGTTAATGTAGTTGCGAACAAATTTCTTAACATTAAATCCTGAACGGCGTAGATTCCATAGCAACATACCTTTTGGATACAATGCAGGATCTGGACAATCTGGATCAATATAGGCACTGCCTAGTAAATCTACTATTTCTGCCTTTGCGCTTGATTCGCCAGTTAAACTGTAACGTGCATCAGCAAATAATACACCGTTTTCTGTTGTTTGATCAGCTGAATCTAGTAACTCCCAGCGATCTGTTACTTCTCTATATTTGTAAACTGTAGGATAATTTTCTAAATCACTAGTATCAATCCATAAATCGCCAGTAACTAGATCAGTACCGTCGCTCTGTTTAGTTGGCTGTGTTGCACTTATAATAGGACCGCCAGGACTTGTTTTTGCAGTGTCTAATACATTATAGTAAGGACTTGCATCAATACCAGCTGCACCGGCAAACTGATATCCTACCCAAGTAGTTCCGTTGTGTACAAGAATGTCAACTTCATCGACAATAGAATTGTACCACAATGTACCATCTTCAGCTAATGTTGTAGGAGCATTTGATCCAGGTGTATAAGATAATGGTCTCCAGTTAGTTAGTCTATATTCTTGTGGACTAGTTGCGCCGTTAGTGCCAGACTCGTATACAACATTTGGTGTTCCGGTGTTAGCGTCAACAAATGGACTAATACCTAACTGTGTAAAAATTCCAGCATTAGTTGACTGTCCTTCTACTAGACGAATTTCGCCGCCACGACTGTGTTTAATTAAAATTCTATTTGTACTGTCTACTTCAGCGGTTACAAATGGAACACCTGCTGAAGTAATAGCTTGCGCAACTGCATTAGCATCAGATGGAGCATCTTCTATATTTGCGTTTGCAATTAAAATTGTTACAGGTGTTGAAAATGCTGAACTTCCAGGTTCTGTTGCAGAAATAGTTAGATTGTAGCCAGCACCAGCAGTGTCAGTTAATCCAGTAATGATTCCTGATCTAATAGTAGTAGCACCAACCGCGTGTCTTCTATAAATTTTAAATGTTGCTAAAGGATTTGTATCTCCTGCCACGTTACTTTGAATAAACAATGCACCAATTGAAAGATTCTGTCCACCACCAATTCTGTCAAGTTCAAATATTGCTTGTTCAGCAGTTGGATAAATTGGTGCTTCAATGCTTTCAAATAATCTTGTTTCAGTATTCCAAAGTTTCACTCTCCAGCGAGCACCTGCGTTTGGTTCAGTAGTCTTGATCCATACAGAGCCTGTAGGACGTGGATTAGTGTCAGTTTCTTTAAAAGCAGGAACTTGTGTATGTTTTGCAATGTGCAATGATGGAGGATAAAAAGTCTTAGTTGATTGACTTTCAGTTAAAATCCCCATAGATACTAGAGCAGCTCCAGAACCGCCTTTAGATAGAACTACAGCGCCGGACAATGTTGAATCAGGACCTGATACTGCGCCGTCACTGTAAATTACAAGTCTATTATCTTCTACACCAGCAGTAATGCCATTAATATTAAGATTATTAATTGTAGTAGCTAGCCCGGTCATAGTCATACCGCCAGTTACAGTAACGATACTGTCATTAATTAAGAATGTACCGCCTGACAGTGTTGGATTTGCTACAGTAGCTTTAACTGTTGGCCAACTAGTTCTCCATTCATCGCTACCAACTTCGACCCAGGTGCCGCTCTTATTTCTGTACCAGAATGTATTTAAGTTAGAAACAGCAACAACTGCATAATCACCAATTTGACCAATTGAACCTAGTGGAGCGCCAGGATTAGATAATGTGCCAGTAACTTGTACAACTTCTGTCAGTACCAAAGGAACCTTATTTGTAAAGCTCTGTCCACCAGTTACAGTTATAGGATTGCTATTCCACTCTTGAATACCAAATTGAGATGTTTGTGTATCTAACCAATAAGTTCCAGCAGCAGGATCTGCTGACGGTACTGAAGAACTTGGTCTTAGAAGATTTAAATCAATAGGAGCTCTAACTACCCAAGCTCTGTTGCTTACTCCTAAGAATGAATAAGCTGCTTGCAGACCGTACTCATTTAGTTCACTACCGTGAATAGGATTATTATTAGAATCAATTTGAAACAACGGATCACCGAACGTGTCAGCTAAATCACGCTGTGAGGTTAGCAGGAATGGTTTACCTGCATTTTGTGCTAGTGTGCCCTGAGCTACGCCTGATCCTGAAGCGTTAGTTTTGTTCTCAGCACTAGCAACGAATATAACTGGGGTTGTACCTGGTTCAGCTGGAGTGTAGAAACTTTCGTCTACAACGCTAACCTGTACGCCTGGTGATGTTAAAGCCATTCTGTATCTCCTGTTGGAATTGGTTTTTCTTGTATATATTTACCATAAAAGGTACAAAACAGGCTTTATAACAGTTCAAAAAAGGGGTGAAAAAGGTGAGGTAAATACACTATGCGACCATTATGTCAATGCGGCCAACGACCCGCAGCAATAAATTATAAAAAAGAAGGTAAAACCTTCTATAGAAAGAAATGCGAGGTATGTTTACGCCACGGAGTAAACCACGGTGTACCAAAATGGAAACAGTCGGGCTATGAGAAAAAAAATTATTGTGAAAAATGCGGATTTAAAAGCAAGCACCTAGAACAGTTTAATGTTTTTCATGTAGACGGAAAGTTAGAAAACTGTCGTCCTAGCAATTTAAAAACAATATGTGCAAACTGTCAACGTGTGCTTCAAAAAGAAGGCGTTAAATGGAAGCAGGGCGACCTTCGACCAGACTTTTAGTCCTAGCAAACAATTGCTCTATTGTTCCGTTGTTGTCTAATTCGTAATCAAATTCAGTTCCTACCCATGCAGTTTCGCTAGCATGTATTTTTAAATGTTTTAATTCTTGTGCAGCCAAATTATGCCCTTGATTAGCAGATACAGCTAGGTTATACCAAGCAGGTAACTCTCCTCTTTTAACCAAAACAATTTTTCCGCCAGAGTCTTTGATACTTTTGATTTCGTTTGGGAACCGACAGTCGCTTATAACCACATTATCTTTGCTATTGCGCAGTTTGTTCTCTAACGATGCAATCCATATATCATCGTGAAAGCTTCTTCGACAAACTTCTGTGCCCCAATATTGCAGAACCCAGCGAGGAGTTAGTGTAGGTATTGCTAATCGTTCTGCCCACCACGGATCTACCTGTTCGCGCCACTCGCGAGCCTCTTTAGTTCGACCTTCAAGCATGGTACGATCCCAGCCAAACACTGCGGCGACCGCATCCTTTAGAGTTGATGCAAAACTTTCTCTTCTAAATTCATGAAAATTAACTAGATAGTCTGCAACAGTATCTTTGCCCGACCCAATAAAACCGCAAATACCAATAATCATATAGCCTCCGTAGATGCTATATGTTACTTTATTTTTACAGTAAAGTCAAATGATAATTAACCAATTATAAAGCCGTAGCCGTTACCACCTGATACTGCGGTTGCTACTTCTGTCTCTAATTTTTCCATTTCGGCTTGTGCTTCTGACTTGAGAGTGTCACCGTTGAGTTGACTGCCGCCCTGTGGTCCAGAAATAGTTGCAAATTTAGACCTTGCTTCACCTAGCATGTACTTGCAGGCTGCAAGCGTGTAGTCTTTAAGCCATTGTTTGGCCATATAGTCTTCGAGCAGTTGACTATCTGGACGATAATTGTGTACATACAACATTAGTGTTTCGTCTGCTCGTGGACGTTGTAAAATAACTAATTTTTTAGTCACTGCGTTCCATCTAAATTCAATAAAACTACCAAACATACGTCCTACTAGTTCTTGGTACTGACTAAAAAAATCATATGTGGCTAATCCGCCCATGTTCGATGAACTTAGCAGGTATGTATTTGTATAAGCTAAGTTAAATGGTTCAAAAATTGTGCCGCCATCGCCGCTGCCTGACCTACTGCCTACGCTTCTACGGAAAATTTGTCTAACTTCCATAACTTCGTTGGGTAGTGTGTACTCGTTCTGATCAATCACAGTATTCATAAAGATATAACTATCCTCAACTGAGCCATCACTACGTTGGCGATAACGGGTGAGTGCTTTTGTCAGCCCTGTTTCGTAATGTACTGGGTCTAGTTCGACATCAACCATCCCACCGCCAAGCATAGC